AATTATCTCAACATACAGTTACGAAAGATACGCAGAAAACATTTTCAAAAATATCTGGAAGGTTATGCCCGAGCACTCAGTACCAGAGATGCAGAAAAGTATGTGGACGGCGAAGATGAAGTGATCGATTTTGAAACCATTATCAACGAAGTTGCCTTGTTGCGTAATCGTTGGTTGGGCATCATGAAAGGACTTGACACCAAACAATGGCAGATGGGCCATGTGGTACGATTACGTACTGCTGGCATGGAAGATATTACCCTGTAGTAGCCCTATACTTTTATCACAATAATATGGGTAGATAAATATCTTCATGACAACTATTGTGGTAGTAAGCGGTGGATTTGACCCTGTACATTCTGGGCACATAAGATTAATCAAAGCGGCACGCCTGCTGGGAGATCAACTAATTGTGGGCATCAACAGCGATGAGTGGCTGGCCCGTAAAAAAGGGCGAGCTTTTATGCCCTGGACTGAACGCCTGTCGGTGCTCAACAATCTCAAACAGGTGGATGAAGTCTACACTTTCGACGACGAAGATGGCACAGCCTGCCACCTGTTGCAACAGGTTCGAGCACACTATCCAGATGCTAGAATTATATTTGCCAACGGCGGCGATCGCACACCAGAAAATATTCCAGAAATGTCCATCGAAAGCGTGGAATTTGCGTTTGGTATTGGCGGCCAGGACAAAGCCAACAGTAGCAGTTGGATCCTGGAAGAATGGAAAGCACCCAAAACTCAACGTCCCTGGGGCTACTATCGTGTGCTACATGAAGTTCCGGGCATGAAGGTCAAAGAACTCACAGTGAATCCTGGATGTAGTTTGAGTATGCAACGGCACGTTCATCGTGCAGAATATTGGATCGTAAGCGAAGGCATTGCCCGAGTTGAACGTGAGTATGTTGCTTTATTGTTGCATCCACACGAAACCATCAGCATTGGTGCAGGTCAATGGCATCAACTCAGCAATCCCTATGGCGTACCGGTTAAAGTAATAGAGATACAGTACGGTACAGACTGCAACGAAGAGGATATTGAAAGACAATGACACCAATTCCAATTTTTATCGGCTATGATCCCAGAGAAGCCATAGCTTATCATACCTGTGTGAACAGTATCATACGGCATGCTAGTCAACCAGTGGCCATCATGCCCATTGCACTAAATTTGTTTCAAGACTACAAAGAAACGCACACTGATGGATCAAATCATTTTATCTATACCAGATTTTTAGTGCCACACTTAATGAGCTATACCGGGTGGGCTATCTTCATTGACGGCGACATGATTGTTCGTGGTGACATTGTTGAGCTGTGGAATTATCGCAATCAAAGTCATGCCGATGTGCATGTGGTCAAACACGATTACAAGACCAAAATGACAGAAAAGTATCTTGGCAGCAAGAATGAAGATTATCCAAGAAAAAACTGGTCTAGTGTGATCTTATGGAACTGTAGCAGTTATCCTAATCGACGACTGACTCCAGAATTTGTGCAAAATGCCACCGGTGCCGAACTGCATAGATTTACCTGGCTTCAAGATGATCGTATTGGCGAACTTCCGCCAGAATGGAACTGGTTGCCCGATGAATATGGCGCCAATCCAGATGCCAAATTACTGCACTATACCTTGGGGACACCTTGTTTTCATGAGTTTGCAGATACCCCGCAAGCAGATGAGTGGCATAGAGAACGCATGTTTACCGAATACTGCTTACAAAGAGGCATGCTATGATTCTACCAGTGGCCTTAGTGGATCGGTGGCCTGCCGACGAATACAAGCAACAACACACTACAATTGAAAGTGCATTAAAGCATAGTGTTACAGATTTGCTAAAACTTCGCAACGAAGTTAAAATTCTCAAGCAAATTGAACAGCAATGGGGATTGAGTCCTATTCCAGAAGAACTGTTAACTAAAGACATCAGAAACCATGTCAAACGGCAAGGTGGAGAAGTACTAGGGCAAGAATTTATTCAGTACATTATAAATCAAGATGCTGAGTTTGATCGTTGTTTAAAGTTTTCAGACTATCCTGCTATGGTCATGGCAGCATATCCACAAAGTAAGTTTGTTGCCAAGAATAGGTTCTGGGACGAAGCCAACAATATTGTTGAAGATCCAGTATTGATCCGCGGCATCAGTTCTGGCAAAATAGGTAAATTTGTTCAAGAGCGTGGTCAAGATTACTATTTTATTGAAACAGGATATCTCGGCAACTATCGTTGCGAGAACAATCGCACAGGCAGAAAAGTCTATCATCGCATTGTAAAAAATGCCATGCAACATAGCACTATCATGGATGTTCCAGATGATCGATGGAAAGCATTGGTCGAGTTTAATCCAAACTTAGAATACAAAGGATGGCGTCGTCCCGGATCAAAGATTCTGGTTGTGTTGCCCACAGAAAAACCCTTTCAATATTATGGTCATGACCGTGCAAAATGGATTCAAAAAGTTGAAAGAACAATTAAAAAATATTCAGACAGAGAAATTGTCTGGCGAGAAAAAGCCAGCCGTGGAGTAAGGACAAACGAAACCATCTATGACGCATTAGATGATGATGTTTATGCATTGGTCACTTACAACAGCATTGCAACAGTGGAAGCCATACAGCACGGAATTCCGGCTTTTGGTTTGGCGCCTACTGCGGCCGATCCGGTGTGTAGCAACGATCTTACACAAATTGAAAATCCAGTCATGCCCGACGAAGACGTGATTTACAAATGGTTGTCGTCGATTGCTTACAGTCAATTTAGTTTGGATGAAATCTTAACAGGCCAAGCCTGGAAAATGGTATTAGAAAATGCACAACGCCCGACGATTGATTATTAAAAGCTACTTGAGTAGCTTACCCAAGCACATCAATGGCACTGAAAAAATCAATGCACTGACTTACTTTGCTGAAGGTGCAGCCCGGTGCGGCGATTTTGCAACTGCTACAAATTCACAAACTTACGAAACGTGTGACGTTGGTGCCATCATCGGCAATGCGTTTGATGCCAATCCCAGCAAGGTTAAACTGGCCCACTATCAAGTTCGTAAAATGGTAATGGACACACAACGTCTACACAATCGGTATTGGTTAAGTATTGACAGCAATGTGTTCATTTACAAAGATGCTGCCAATCCACACAAGTATCTGCGTTATAGTTTCAATGGCGTATTTCCAGCAACTGGGATATATTGCAATGAAACACCCGGCGATGAAAACTGGAACAACATACGCAGAGATTACAACATGGATTTAAAACCTTGGAGATCCACTGGAAATCATATTTTAGTTTGTCTACAACGACCACTGGGATGGAGCATGCGTGGTGCAGATTTAATGGAGTGGCTTCAAAAAACGCTAGGACAAATTAAGGCACACAGCGACCGGCCGATATTGTTACGCTGGCATCCGGGCGACTGGAAAGCGTTTCCCAATTATAAATCTACTCTCGACCGTTTTGGTGTTACTGTAAGTCCACAAGGGCGCCATATCACTGAAGATTTAGTCAACTGTTGGGCCTTGGTGTGCCACAACTCAACTCCGAGTGCTGTGGCACCCATAGAAGGCATTCCAGCATTCATCACCGATGAACCGGCATACAGTCAGGGCGGCGACATTGCCAATACAGATTTGAGCTTGATAGAAACGCCCAACATGCCGGACCGTGAGCAATGGATTAAAAAACTAGCCCAGTGTCATTGGAGTTTTGAAGATCTCAAGTCAGGGCGTTGCTGGGCCCACATGCGCAACTGGGTCAAAGTCCCGTAGTTCAGTCAACTGTGTGCGGTAGTCAGGAATACCAAAATCAAATTCATTTCTGGTATCGACCAAGATTTTGTTTACATCTTTAGGACCACTGGTCCTGATCACAGTTTTTCCTAAATCATACACGTCATTGATCAAACACAATAACTCGTACTTGTTGATGGTTACTGCATTATTAACTACATGATATACGCCGGCAATGGTAGGATTGCACACATATTGATCAATGCATTTGGCCAATTGCAATGTGGTAATGCCATTCCACCAGGCATTGTCCCACCCAGGCAATTCGTCTGCTGTATTTTTTCTAACCCAATCAAGTAATCCTGTACCATTTTTAAGTTCTGGTCCAATGATACTCATACGGAAAGTGATGTCTTTGGCATTGTTGACTTCGCCTAGACTTTTGCTACGACCGTACGCATTCATTTCGGTGTGTGCATCTGTTTCGACATAGTTGCCGACGGCCCCATCAAACACACAGTCGGTGCTTAGATGAATCAACCGAGTTTGGGTATCTTTTAGTTTGTATTCAACATAGTGCGGAAACCATGAATTGATCACGCTGGCCCGGTCAGGTCTTTGTATGCACGGTTGTACCAGCAGGCCAATACAGTTTACAACAAAGTCAGCATCCAATTGATCAAAAAACGCCATGGTGGATAAAGGATTTTCGACATCTAGTCGGTCACGTCCTACTGCATCAACCGTATGCCCTTGTTGAGCAAGATACCCGGCCACAACATGTCCAGCCATGCCATTTGCACCCAGCACTGTAATTTTCATAAAAATCCACCTTTGGTTAACATTGCTTTGATTTGATCACGG